CCGAGGAAAAGTCGAATGGACGCGTTCCAATACAGTGAACCCGCGGCAATAGACGCCGAAGGCCACGTCTGGAACGCGTTATTCGCCACAGCATTAACCGACAACATCAGGGCCTCACCAGATTGGAGGCTCACAGCAAGACCCAAATTGAGCATATCAAGCAACTTGGGCATCATGATATTCTGTTGACACATTGCGAAACCAACTGAACCCGCCGTGAGTGCAAATGTTCTCTGTTCCAGATAATCCCAGTCAAACCGTGACACATCTGCCGCGTTGCCCGGATCTTGAATCTGGTACAGACCAGTAGCACCCTGGGCCGTGCCCACATAGATGCCAATGGAGAAGGTAACGCCATAGACGCTACCCGGATTAAGACTTGCACTCGTATCGATGAATGAACAGAGGTCGATCTGTCCATCCATTGCTTGGATAGACAGACCTTGAATTGTTGGGGACGCATTCTGCCCCAACAACAATCGCGGAGACTCTATCATGATGGCTTGAATGGAGGAAGATCCCGTGACAGAGACACTGTCATAGGATACTCCCCACATCGTACCACGTTGCTGTACCGTAGGTGTGCCGGTCTTTGGTTCACCAGCTGCAACCCACGACCCAACGTTCTTGTTCGTGCCTCGTCGCATCGTTGGTGCATTGAAACCGCCGATGCCGAGAAAAGACCCAAGTCCTTTCCCCGCCCATTGGCCCAAATCACCAAGAATCGAACCGCCTGATTTCTTCTTCTTCATCGTAACCTTTCTTATTAAGGAGAACAGCTTTAAAGGTAGCCGGACAACCCGGGGAAAGATACTATCCACTAAAATGACAGCTAAACGGGCTGCCATAAGTCGTAAAATATACACGACTATGTTTAGTATCATTGTTAAACCCCTTTATTACAGAGCCTTCAAACCACGTTCCACAACGTCGGAAGTCAACTCCACTAGTGATTTCTCACCTTCACTCCTGTTAAGTTTCTCACGCACGTACTGTATACCACCAGCTAGCTCAATTAGTTGAGCTCCTGAGATATCCCAGTACTTATCCACCTGAGCATAGCATTCCAGGAGATGGGAAAACGACGGATGGGTCTTACAATCCGCCATCTGTTGACGCCATCTAAGCGAATGTAGCTCTTTCGCCCATTTGACATGACCGGAGAGGGACATCATCTTCCCCCATACCCGAATCAGGGATCGTACGCCGACATTAATACCATTTGGTGCATAGCTCTTATGATGGAGCATCTGCAAGAAATGTATTTCTTCCGTGCTAAGAAAACTCTTGTCGACGGACAAAACCATTCCTAGGTCTGTTAGCAGAACCTTGGCTAGAACAGAGACGTCTGGTTTCGTCTTAAAGACGCAAACACAGTCATCTCCGAGGACCACACATCGCCTAATAGCGTGGCCCGTCTTCATCGCAGCGTATCTCATTGCGATAATGTTTGCCAAGGACCCTAAAACACTCGTCAGTACTGATCCTGACGGAATGCCACCAGTTCTTCTTCCAACACCGAGGCCATCTGGTGTAATCAGGCCAACCTCGTTAAACCCGTACTGTAACAGGTCTAACAGTTGACCACACCCTTTAAACCACGCCCTCAACGTTTGAAAACACGCATCGATCAATACGGGGTGAACCGTAGCGTCGAAGTTCGCGAAATCTAGCGACAGATACCAACCATGCTTTTCCATCATCGCAGTGATGGTATTATCCACCGCTGAGCGAGAAACCCACGCACAGAATGTCGGAAACGTGCGTAAGTGTTTATGAAGTGGGATCTGGATCATTTTCTCCAAATTACCCACGACCCTCGAACACTGGAAAATGGCTCTAGTCTTTGCCGCCTTTTGGAAACCCTGATTTTGTGTTCGCGTCCAGAGCAGTGGTGTATGCTCTAGCAGGAACTCTCTGTCAAACGTTTCCAGTAGGTATGCACTCTCACTTGTCATTAGTGGGAGGTACCTTCGATCGGACGTGAAACACGGGTAACCTAAATTGGTCTTCCCTTCAAAATTGTCAACTGCCATGTCGAGCGACTCAGCGCTCAACAACTCACTGGGCTGAAAGTCGGAAACAACGCTTCGTACACATGCATGCAGAATGGACTCGTCGATTTTAACGTCGACGGCTGAGAAGAACCTCTCACACTGTGCCTGTAGGGAGATGCCATCGGCTCCTACACTCCGATATGGCCTCCTGACCGTTACAGTGCCAGCCTTTGCACGCTCCTTTTCCTCACGGATAAGGATGTACGGTGGCAGCGAGTCAATCTTACAAATCCCCCATGCCATGTCCATGAGCCCCACCCTACTAGCATCTTGTGAGGCCCAATCACCCATCGGAATCATGGGTGAAACAAAGTCACGGAAACACCCGCTGTCCAACGACCCGAGACATGCTCCAACACGTTGCAGCACATCTGGGGTCAATCCTAACACCAGCAGAAACGCGTACATTTGCGACTCCTAAGCTAGACATCACAGTCCATCCTAGAGTATAGGATGGATTAAAC